AGAACACTCTTGATTTGCTGGTAAATTTGTAGTAGAAACCATCACAGCAATTCCCGAAGCATTCGCATAAACAGATAATGCAGGATTTCGATTGGTTTTATTTGCCAAAGTTCCACCCCAATCTTTTAGCGAAGTTGGCGTATATCCTTTTGGAAAAGGCATTAAAACTTTCCATCCAGCAAAATTGGCTGATTTATTTGTGATCGAAAAATTGGCTACTACACTTCGCCCATCTCGTTCAAATCTAACTGAACTTTCATTGGTAAAATCTGTTGTATTCGTTGTTTTTACTGTTTTTGAAATAAATTGATCTAAAGCTACTGGTATATCATTCACTGTTGGTGTCTGTTGAAAGTCTTTGAAACCACCAATACGTTGATTGCTAGAAATATCCACAGCTTCCTTAAAATTTTGGTTAATAGTTTCTGCGCCATTCTCCATACCTCGATAAATTTCTTGAAACGGCATTAAAATCCCTCCTATATCGATAAATCAAAAACGATTGATCGATTATTTTCTTCATCAATAATAAGATATTTATTATCATTAATTTTATTCGGCAAATATGTTGTTTTATAGTCCTTCGGTATTGTAACTACACATTTATTGGAACTAATTTGCTTAACACTACAAGGAACTGTTATAGAAGCGCTCCCTCCAAAGAAACCTTCGGGTTCAGTTCCTAGTGGAACTACGCCAATTCCATACGTCCAAGTTCTAACTACAATTAACGGATTTACACCTAAGTTATGGTCAATTGTTACATCAAATCCTTCTGGTATAGAAGACGACAAAATTCTTTCGATATATTCTAATCTTTCGTCTAGTGTTTTAAACTCTCCGTATTTCTCACTACTTCTAGCATTAATTACTTCGCTATCTACAGTAGTATTAGCAATAACACTCTTGAAAGCTTCTTCAACAATAGTTTGTCGCTTTTCAATCTCTGATTGACGTTTCTCGGTATTTTCTGTTAAAAGTTTAATTTTATTGAACAATACACTAGTATATTCCATCATTCTTGCTAGTGATTCTCTTACATGTCGACGATACATTTTGGTTCTTATCCAAGTAGCAAATGTTCTTGAAATAGGATCAATAATCCCATACTTTATTTCATCTTGAACCTCATCAACATCTGTTGGATCTCGGTAATCTACAGACGTATTAGGTTCATTCGTTGGTTGTGTATCTTTAAATTCTTGTGTCAACAAAATTCACCTCACTTATTTTCTAAATTCTCAACTCGTTTGATTAGACTAGAAATAGTTTCATCAGAATCTTCTCGAAATTTTTTTAAATCAGTTATTTCGGAGCTTAAATCAGTTTCAACTTGAGCTATACTATCTTTTAGGGAATTAACGGATTCTGAAAGTTTTTGAGTTCCTTCACTTAAATTTATTATTTCGTTATTTTGCTGAGACACTTCATTTTTTAAAGATTCCTGTTTTTTTATTAAATCCGAAATCGACTGTGTTCCAGCCGAAGCATTTGCTTTGATATTAACTAAATTAGATTGAATTGTTTTTATTTCATTCTGATAGTCTGTTAATTTTTTCTTTTTAGAACCTATTGTAAGGGTTACTTTTTGAGGTGCTAAAATACTAAACTTCTTTTCAATTACTTGTAGCCTTTCTACCGCATAGAGAAATTGATTATCTACTTTGTAACTATTTCCTAACGTGATTAATTCATATCTCTTGTCAAGTAACCCTAACTCAATTGCTTCAACATCCCATGTAACTAGCATAAGGCTCTGATCTTTTAACCACTGCTGACCTCTTCTTTTTAAAATTGAAGGTTCTTTTACATTTGAAAATTCGACAATTCCAATATTTAAACCAAATTTTTCAATTAAAGAAGGATCATCAAGATAATTCTTGCCCTCATTGACTGATTCAATTGTGTATTTAGGTCTTGAATAATCTGTACCAACTTCAATATCTGTTTCTGAGTTGTCTTCGATATCCTGTCCAACAGGAACAATTCGTGTGAAAAGTTCTGAGATATCAATATCTCGAGTAGCGCTTTTTAGGTTTTTTGTCAGCTGTAATGGGGTATCACTATCATTACCATAATTCGATACATAATCTAAATAATTTGTGTTGTCTACACGCCGAAGTATTAGATTTCCATTTAACCTATCTAACAGTTTTTCCTTGATTGTTTCTGCTGTGCTTTGATAGCCCAGCCCTCTCAATAGATCACCGTTATCTATAACGTCAACGTTACCTAATTTAAACCTTTTATAGGGTTCTACTTGCTTGTTATGAATATCAATTATTTTCTGCAAATAATCTCTGACGGTCATTCGAGTCGGCTTCATGTATGTTTGCACAGAATCATATAAAAAAGCTTTCTCATCTTCTATAAGAAAAGATTGAGAAAAGCTACCCGATGTATCCATTGTGTTCGTTATTTTAGCTACTCGGCCATAAAAAATTTCTTGTTCTCGTACAACATCTATAATTTGAATAAAGTTAATAATAGGCTCTATCTTTTGATAGTATTCATTGTTAATGTTGAATGTGAATTCAAACGTAGAAATTCCTAATCCGTTTAGAGATAGATAAACTTCACTCTCCTTAATTTTTTCACCGTAGCTATAAGGCTCGTGAACAATTTTGGGATTTAGACGATTCGGATTGTCATATAGTAATACACGATACATTAAACCATCACCTCACTAGACATAAAGAAAGAGATATGACCTTCGCCAAAAATGGTTAAATGATTGATTCCTTTTTTCAGTTTAAAGAAGTAATCTTGTGATTCGCCTTTTGGAACCTTTATTGTTGTTCCGTCATCTGTGGTTAATTTCATTGAAGACGTTGCCTTTATCGTTGGACTAGAAGCATTTGCTCCCATATTGATAAGGAAAATTTCCCTTTTTCTATGAATATAGTAGCCTGTCCAGTTATCTACACTATCGTCTGTGAAAAAGTCCTCGTCAAAAACATCTGAATAAGAAATATTTTCCCTTAAAGCAAAAGGATAAACATCAAATTCTACAGTTAACGTTAATGAGTTACTTGATGCATCATCTTCCGCTTTCACACTTTTGCATTTTCCATACCATCTAAGACCTGAACGCAACCAAGAGTCTTCAATATAATCAATCCCTTGTAACATTAGTTCTTCTTTCACTTGGGCTTCCAACGCCTTACGTTCATCATAAGGCGTATTAGGTCGCCAAAGAGTAACCGTGACAACTCGATTACTGAAAATTCGTTCACCAGTCAACATTGAGAAATCATATTGCCCTTGCATAAAAGGAATTTGCTCGATAATTTCTACTTCTTCCGCAGAAGGAGCATCGTGTTCAATAATGTAGAAACCATGTTCTTTGCTGTTAAAACGACCTTTAGCTATATATTCTACAATCTCAATCAACTACGATACCTCCCATCTTGCTTTTGTTGTTCTGCTAAATTAAGATTCATCGGACTTCCTAGCGCTCCTACTACTTGGCCAGTATCCATCACAATAGTTAAATGACGTATTTCTTCTAAGATTTCTACCATTTTGCCCATTGGCGTATTATCTATAGAATGTTTTACCTCAATTGCATTTGATCGTTTCATCAAACGACTGCCTGTAATAGACTGGTGAATACTTGAAATCATATCTTTTGCACTTTGTACGGCAACTGACGTATCTTCTCGAATACCTGCTGCCACACCCTGCGCAAGGAAAACACCAACGTCATATTTCAATAGGCGTGATGGCGATTTAATCTTCGCTTTTTTCTGTGCTTCTGCATTAACTGCGGCTACCAAATTTTGCATAGCAGACACAGCTTCACCTTGACTAGCTCGAATACCAGAAGCCACGCCTTTTGCCATATTAGAACCAACAGATGTCATATTGACTGAACTAGCACCACTTTTTATCGCATTACCTAATTCTCTACCAGCATTATTAGCTGATGAGACTTTCGATAATATTCCTTGTACAAAATTATCACCTAAAGTTTTACCTGCATTTCTAGCCTCAGGAGCTTTTTTACGTATACCTGTTACGGTACTTGATCCTAGTTCAGCTCCTGCACGTTCTGAGTCAGATTTTTTAGATCTTACACCTTTATTTTTACTGTCAGCATTCCCTTTACCAGCTTGTTCATGTTCTCTGTCTTTTTTTCTAGTTCCTTTTGCACCTGCACTACTATTTTCAGCAGCAGTTCTTTCGGAATTAGACTTTTGAGAAGCTACACCCGTATTCATTGAATTCATTAATTCTTTACCGACATTATTGATTTCAATACGTCCTGAATTTAATCCTTCAACTAATTTGTTTTTTCCATCCTGACCATTTTTAAACAAATCTGGTGGTAATGCTTGTAAAGTGTTAACAATGTCATTTTTTGACATGTTTGCCCACAATTTTGGATCGTTACTTTGCAATCCTTGAACTAGTCCGTTAGAACCATCAATTCCTCGTTGACGTAACATTCCAGCTAATAAAGCCATTTGTTGGTCAATGCTAGCACCGTTGTTTACATACGATTGATAAATTCCTAATAACTGTTGGTCTGTCACTCCTTTTAATTGAGCTAGGTTATCGGCAGTTACAGATATTTTATTTGCGCCATTTTGGGAAATAATCGCTAGAAGTTGCGCTCCTTGCTCTAATTCACTTTGGCGTATTTGACTATTTTGCGTTTGTATTTGTGTAATTTGATTTTGAAAAGCTGCCTTTTCAGATTCAGTTTTTGCTTGGTTCTTTTGTGTTTCTAATTGCTGAATTTGTGCATTGTTTTCTTGAATTTGCTGTGCTTGAATTTCTCCAAGAGTTTTTAAACTCGATAAAGTTTGCTCTTTTTCTTGTTCACTTAACGCTTGGTTATTATTCAGTTTATTTATGCCCGCTTCGACAAACTGTTTCTGTTGCTCTACCAAATTATCACGAATAATATTCGTTTGATTTTGCAAAGTCGCTCTTTGCTGGTCTGTTAATTCTTGACCCTCTACCGTTTTGTTATTCTTCAATTGGTTAGAATAATCAGTATATACTTTCAACAAATCACTATTGTTTGTCTCTACAGCTTTCATATACTCAGTTGAAGCATTGGCAAAAATCTTTTGCTTTTCTTCTTCTGATTTTCCTTCTGCCGCTTCAATCTGTTTATTATAGGTTTCAACAGCTTTTTTCTGTTGTTCTTTTAGATTTGTCACTAAATCAAGGGTATGATTGAAATAAGCTTCTACCCCTGCCGTACTACCATTTTGCTGTGAAAAAAGCTCTGTCATTGACTGTTTAGCTTCTTCTAATTTAGATGAATAATCTTCGACACTAGAGGAGGCTTCTTCCATGTTTAAGGAAATAGCTTTCGCGGTGTCTTTCGATTTTTTCCCTAACTCTTCGGTGCTCTTAATAGCGTTTTTAATAGCAGAATCAGAAAACATTGTGTCCCAATCCTTGCCTATATCAGACATGCTTTTTTTCACATCTTTAAAAGCTTTGTCTGCGCCTTTAGAATCACCTTTTAGTCGTTTCCAAAGTCCTTTTACGCCGTTTGCAATCGCCATTATAGCGTTTACCGCTGTTTTCCCTACCGTAATGATAGCGCGTAATCCATCTACAAAACCCGCTATTGCAAAAGTGACACCCACAATTGCGCCAGTGCCTAACCACTTAAATACATTCCCTAATCCTTTTATTGTTTTAGTAACACTCGCGGAGCTAGGAAGTACACTTTTAAACGATTTTACTATTCCACTAAAAGCGGTTTTCACATAGCCTTGAATATTCATAAAATTGGATTTCCAGGCTTGCACTACGCCAACTATTGTAGTGGTTATTGCTACTAAAATTGCTGTTATGGGATTACTTAGCAAGGTCACCGTTAAACCTTTCAAGGATTTAATAGCTGTAAGTGACATTGTTTTAAATCCTCTACCGATTAAAATTAATGCTCCACTTACTGCAGTTCCTGACTTACCAGAAATAGTAGACAAATTCATCAAAGACAGGCTTATATTTTGAAAAGCATTCCTTATAGAACTAGAAAGATTTTTAGATGCAGTAATTGGATGTTTAACACTCGATGCAAATTTTTTTAAAGCAGAGGCTGTTGTCGAAGAAAATTTAGAAAATGTTGGAAAAGTTTCTGATATAGCATTTCCTATAGATATAAAACTTCTACGAACAGCGTTAAATTCTGTCTGGCTGTTCAAAGAAGACATACTTCCCTTAAACGAATCAGAAAATACAAGCATTTGAGCTTTAACTGTATTGCTACCTGATGCTATCGCTCGTAATAGAGGATTTAACACAAAATTTCTCCACTGACTATCAAGTTTAGTCGATTTGCTAAACAAATTAGCTAAGGCTCCTGAAACATTCCTAGAAAAGTTAACAATTTCTCCTGTTGCACTTTTTAGAATTGTATATCCTTTAAACGCAGCCCATAATTTTATCGCTTTTTTTGCATGATCAGCTATTTTACTGGCGTTTTCTTGGATGTAAGTTGAAAATCGAATAATAGCACTTGAAACCTGATTGACAATAGACTTAAATTTATCAACAGTGCTAGACGACTCTAAGAAATTTTTACTAGAATTAGTCAGCTCTCCTACTACGCTAGACAATGCGCTTTTTACTACAGGAGCAACTTTTGTAAACGCATTTTTGACTACATCTATATAGGGCTTAGCAATAGAAGCAAAGTTTTCAAAACTAGTTGCCGCTTTCTTCAATACACTTTCTATGGTAGCACCTGCAGCTGTAATTAGTTCTGCTACAGTCATTCCACCCACAGCTTTATTAAACTTATCAAAAGCTTCAATTGAACGCGTTACTCCACGTACTACTGCTGTTTTAGCATTGGACATTGCCATTGCTACGCCATCTGTAGCTGAACGTGCCATTGCTGCAAAACCACTAGCTCCGCCATCAAGTTCAATCAGTTTATCGGCGAATTGATCGAACGTAATGGTCCCTTCTTTTAAAGCGTTATAAAAATCGGTTTGAGCGGATTGCCCCGCAAATCCAAAAGCATTAGCTGTTTTTGTTAACGCAATAGGCATTGTTTCTTGAAGTGTACGCCAAGCCATCATATCTACTTTTCCTACTGCTAACATTTGAGTAAATTGCTGTAGCCCTCGAGAAGCATCCGCACTACTTGAACCAGACGCTAAAAATGCGTCATTCAAGGCAATTGTTAACTTTGTAGATTTCCCTAAATTTCCAGTTAATACAGTTAGCCGTTGTGCAGTAGATACTACTTCATTCAACGGAGTAGGCAATCCCTGAACACCTTTTGACAAATCATTTACAGCTTGCGTAGATTCTTCTGCACTAAAGCCTAGCTGTTTCATAACTTTAGGAAAGTTATTCATCGTATCATAACGGCTAATCGCTCCTGTAAAACTGTTCGTTACAGTAGTTGCTGCTAAACTAGCGGCTTTGTAAATACCTATTGCACTAACTATTGAGCCAAAACTACTTTTCACTTTAGAGACTTGACCTGATAATCCAGAAGTTCCAGCAGAAAATCTTTTCAATGAACTGACAGCGCTATTCATTGTCCTCGTAAAACCCTTATCAACTGCTGAAAGAGTTGCTTTTACCGTTTTACTTTGTGCCACGTTGTTTCCTCCTTTCCTCAACAATTTTTCTTGCTTGTTCTAATCGACGAGCGTTTTCTTCTAGCTCACTTAGCTTTTCCGCTTCTCGTTGCGAAATTTCCCCTCGCACATCGCGTTCAAGCTTTTCAAAGTCGTAGACATCTTTCACTTCGTTAAAAATATAGCGTTGTCCTTTTTCGTCTGGCGTTGTAAAAATACGTGTAGCTAACGCGTTAACGTATAGCTTCCTTTCTTCGTTAATTGCGCGTAAATTTACAGCTTTTATCCGTAAATTAAATTCATAAGGAGTCATACGCTCAATTTCTTTTAAAGTGATATTGGGGAAATGTTGAAAACAAGTGACAACTATTTCGTCATAATCTAATCTGTTGTCTCTTGTTGATTGACTTCCATTTGCTCCATCTGTTCCACGTAAGCCATGATTTTTTTGATTGCTTCTAGTGCTTTTTTCGTCCGAAGAGCAGTTAACGGCGCATGCTTCAAGAAAGTGATAAAATTTTCAAACAACGTTAAAACCTCATCTGACGTTTCTAAATATTCGTCTATTTCTTTCGTTGTTAAGTCATCATAAGTAATTAACGCTGCGTGCATTAATTTTCGAAAGGCAAAAGCATCGCCATCTTGTAATCCTCCGATCAGTTGAACAAATTCGTCTACTTCTTCAACGTCAGGTTTCAATGCGTTAATTTCATTTAAAAATTTAAAACCGAAAACCAAAGGATATTTTTTTCCGTTAATTGTTGCGACAGGTTTTACGTTTGTTGACATGTAAAATTCCTCCTAAAAAAGCGACAATGCCTTCACATTGCCGCCTACTTCCTGATTTTTAATTATGGTACTAATGCTAATAAATCTGTTTTCGTTGTTTTTCCTGTAAAATCAATACTGTGAGCAGTTAACCATTCTTTGATTTCAGGAATAGTATTTGCTTCTGTTGGTTTATTTTCCAAAGAGCGCCCCGCCAATACGGTAAAAGCTGGAATAGCTACTTTTTCAGATTCTTTTTCATCTTGCACACGTACAATATGGTACGTTCCTGCTGCTACTTTTGCTCCTGCATCAAGTCCTGTGATAGTTAATGGACTTGCTCCTTCAACTACTTTTTCACTACCTTTATAAATACGATAAGTAATTGCCATGATTATTCTTCCTCCTTCACTTTTACAACGGCACCATCTGCTGTTGGCGTTACACTTTCAACTTTAGGCACTTCAATTGTTTTTGGTGTGTATTTTTCTACAGGCTCCTCTGGTTCCGCACCAGCTACAGTGTCGTAGAAGAAAGCACGCGCAAGTTCTTCGTTTTCAGTGTCAACTGTTGCCCATCCTTCCACTAAATCACCATTTAAAACTAGAGTTGGCTTAATGCTTGAATTAGAATCAGATTCAGCAGAATCTCCGAATGAGTCCAATAATCCTGTACCGAATTCAGCTTCATACTTCCCAGTTTTTGGATCTTTTTTATCAAAATTGATACGCCATACATCAATTTCTAACCCATTTCGATAAGCGTATTTCAACATGTTGTAGGTTTCTGTTCCTGTTCGTAAAAATTCCATTTCAATAGAAGCTGATGGCATTCCCGATGTAGGAACATTTCCGTCTTTTGTTGATTGAGTATCCGTTTTTGTTTCTGACTTATATTCGTGTGAAATTTCTAAAGCTAGCAATTTCGCTGCTGTCGTTGCACGTTCACGAGTTAGTCGAAACATCAATTTGATTTTTTTACCTTGAATTGCTTTTTCCATTCCGATTTTCCTTCTTTCTTATTCAAATTCTAATGTTATATCAAGTACACCATGTGCAAGATTCGTCCCGAAATTAGCTGTATTTTCATAGATAACCTCTGTGCTACTTTCTGTCACCAGCCAATTAAAATTCTTAGTTTGACGTAATTCATGAACGATTTTTCGCACATTAGCCAATAACTGATTTAATTCTCGTCGTTTGTCATCATGATCATAAACATGAATCATAATATTTGTTGAACCTAACGTTCTTGTTTTTGTTTGTCTATCCTTAGACCACTGCTCACCTAAGAAAACAAACGGATAAGAAGCTTCATCATCTGGTAAATGCGCATAGGTTTCATATCCTGCTTGCTCCAGTGTGACAAATAATGCTTCATAAAATTCAGAATATGGATCTTTAAAGGTCATTTTACTAACGCCTCCATATCGTTAAAGAATTTTTTAGCAGCTGCCGCATGCCCTTTTTTCATATAGAAACGTCCATACATATAACGCGTTCCATATTCTACATACACTGAATAATCAGCAAAAGCTCTCACTTCGCCAGTCATTCCATCATCTTTAATAAAAGGTACTTCTGTTCTTTTCAAGTAACCACTTTTAACTGGTGTTTCTTCTGCAATTCGATTTGCCATATAGGCAGTATCATTCTTTACGATTGCTTTTACATCATCCAGCTTTTTCGCTTCTTCAATCGTTTCGATTAAATCGTCCAATCCTGAAATATCTACTCGGTAAGTCATCGATATTCACTTCCATAAACCGAAGTTCCTTTGCTAACACGCAAATTTTTAACAACGGTGAATTTTCGATTTTTTTGTTCTTCTTCGTCGTAGTATTCAAGAAAACCTGAACGAATGGATAGGCGGTCTCTAAAACGAAAAATGACCATTTGCTCCTTTATAGTAGGAAAAATGGTCATTTGTTTTTCTGTTCCAACTTCGGTTACACTACCTATCAAGTTTTCCGAAATCAATTCATGTTTTTTGTTGTAATAACTAATACAGGTTCTCATAAAAATGATACCTTTCTTTTTCTGGTTAGTCCTTTTTCTTCAAGATAATCGTTAATTTCAGTTTGAAATTCTCCAAAATCGTCTAAATTATAAGAAATGGTTTCTTCTGACTGGGAATGTTGTTCCATTCCTTCAAACCCCAACCGATTATATCGTTTAACAACTACGGCAGACACGATGTAATCTAATTCATCGGGAATCTCGTCAGCTTTAAGTTTTATGAGCAACTGTTTTTCAGTCATTTCTATAATTTTTCTGATTTTTTCTTTATCTTTATTAAATGTTTCTTCTGAAATATCTAATAAAAGGCGGAAATCATTAAGGTTCATTTTTTCACCTACTATTCTACTTCAATAACTGCCCCATCTGCCGTTGGTGTTACCTTTTTAACGGTTGGGGCGCTTACTTTGAAGTGTATGATACATAAATCGCTGGGCGTGCTTTTTCAGTTACGATAGCATCGTAATAGTTTAATCCTTTTATGGTATCTCTGTAGCCGTCACGATCTTGTGAAGCTGGAATTAGATCAATAGAGTTGTATTTTTCAACTGGCGAACAAACCATCAAAGGCACAAGAATATAATTAATTTTCTTCGTGGAATCTACCTGCAAACGAGATTTTGCAACTTTTTGAATAATAGTATCTGAACCGTCTAACTGCGCAACTTTACGGTTAATACCTGAAATTTGTTGCTCATTCGTAGTAAATGTTTTTGATACACCTTTTGCATTTTTTAATGCTGAATAATAGTCAGTAGATGCAAACATGATAAACGGACCAACAATTTCTGCATCCGTCATGTAGGCTTCTGCCGCATCATAGGAAGCTAGAGAATTTTCTGTGGTAATAGTTTCTTCTACTGTTTTCCCTACATATTTTCCTTCAGTGTCGTCTTCAGCGGCTTCAGCGAATGCCGCTTCTAATAATCGTTGTACAGCAGTTCGATCTTTTTCAGGAATCGCAATTAAACGAGTATGCTCTTCTACAAGCGCTTGAACTTCGTAGGAAGCATTTTCTGATTGATCTAATGTGTCTAAGTCATAACCAAACCAACGCTCTTTCTCTAATTTGAACGTTTCTTTTGCTACATCAATTTTAGAACGTTTGTTGTCTTCATTACGTTTATAATCACTAGCAGTAAAACCTTTCATCTTATTGATGCGGACTTCTTTCGCTCCTACAAAATCTGCCTCAGTTACCGCAGCAGCTCCACCTTTCAATAAATCCCAAACTTGCGAGCCTGCGGCAAATTCTTTGTCAATTGCTTTTAAATCTTTGCTATCTAAAATAATTGGCATAATTTTCATCTCCTATTTCTTTTCTAAATTTTTAGCTAAATTACTGCGCCAATCGGTCTCTTTTGTTGCCGTTGCAATATTTACTGCTTGACCTTTCAGCAATTCTTTTTGGATACCCTCTCTTGCTTTTGAAATGATTTGCTTTAATTCATCTACAGCTTTTTTTGTATCCTCATCCGTATCTTTTATAAGCAATAAATCTGCTTGGGATGCACTTACATAGTCAGAAAGACCGTTCTCAGATAAATCATTACGGACAGACTCGGCACGCTCTAAACGATCAATGCGAGCTTGTGCTTCCTTTTCTCTCTTTTCTGCTTGAGCTTCTTTATCAGCTGCTTCTTGTTCCTTTGCTTTCACACGTTCTTCTGCAGTCATTTGCTCGTAAGATTTTTGCTTCTCCCAATCAGATTTTGCTTGTTCCACTGCCTTTTTAGTTTCTGCTGCGACCATCTTGGCAACATCATCACGGGTAAAAGTCTTTCCAGTTTCTTTTCCGTCTGGATTTTCATTTTTGGGATTTTGAGAATCCTTTGTTGATGAATCCTCAGATTCGTTTGAATTTCCAGAGTTTGGCTCATCAGAATTTGGCTCATCCGCAAAAAATTGTAAATTCATCGGTAATAATAAACGTTTATTAGCTTTCATTTTGATTCCTCCAGTCATTACGTGACCAATCGAAATTAATAGGTTACGCCTATCAATCGAAACAGCTTTCTCTTTAACGCCTGTAAGCAGTAAGAAGGCAATAAAAAAAGACTAACGTTTGTTAGACTTTTCATCTTTATATGCTGGTGCAGTGCTACACCGACACCAATTATGAATAGGACTTGCATTGCTACCTGGGCTCATTTCTGAAACTTTATGTGGATTTGCGCTTGCTATCCCCACACAAATAGGACAAGCGCTTGGCTCTACGATTAAATTGTATTCATCATATCCGTACTTTTCGTAACTTTGCTTTTGTATCTCGCTTTGAATTCTAGAAGACTCACTGATCATTAACCTTCTAGCCACATAATCAGCCGTTTCTTTTCCTCTCAAACTATCAATTACTACTAATTTGCGTAATTCTCTAGCTAGAATATCAGGGTGTTTGCCTGCAATTAAACCAACTGTAAGCAATCGATCAATATTAGCTTTTAAAATATCTTGATTCAACCACAAACGCTGTGAAAATGTCGCATTATGAAATGATCCATCAATAATTACTCTAGCAAATTTTCGATAGACCTCTTCAGAAAGTATTGACTCACCTAAAATTCCTGCTTGTCGTTTGAATTCTGCAATTGCTTCGCTCATCAACTGATTATTGAAATAAGTTTGTAGCTGGTCCGTATTATCGGTTAAATAGATACCAATACTTGATTTCAACAATTCTAAGCGATTTACCCTCATTGTTAAGTTATATAACCGTAGCTGATCGTTTGCTTCTTTTGAAAAATCTCTTGTTTGTACATAGAGTTTTACTTTATTAACAAAATCCTGAACTTCGTGTTTACTTACACGCCGTTTTGCTTCTTCAATAGAAATCTTTTCTCTTCCAGCATAATTTGAGTAGAATTGTTGTATTTCCGACTCTATCTTTATCCACAATTGTTTGTAACGTCTGTGGATTTCCTGTTCATAACTTATATGTCGACTTAGCATTTCTTCAATGTGTTTTGCTTCTCGTTTAGTCCAATAATTACTCATGTTCTTCGGTCACTTCCTCCGTAGTTTGAGTAATCTCCGTAAAATCAATTTGAGGATTTAACCGATCTTCCGTTTCTTCATCCTTTATACGTTCCATTTCTTGGGTCACATCAGGAACAATCGATAATACACCTAGTTGCGTTTCTCTTGAGACGATCCCTTCAAGTTTTTGTGCGGTTTCTGCTTCGTCTTTAATATTACGCGGAATGTTAAACTCAAAATTATATTCTAAATTAAACCATTCTCTCGCTTTAGCTGCAGGTACGTTTGTAGGTAATGAAAAAATCATTTTGTACATTTGCGCATATCCTTTTTTAAACTTCCTTGCTTTTGCTTGTGCGAGGTTTCTAGGGTTTTGCATTTTAAATTCTAACGAGATACCTGAGGCATTGTTGCTGAAACTTTCGTCATTTGCGTTGTAAGTCATTGACATTTGGTAAATTAGACGTTCTAATCGATCTAATAAATTTTCTTGAGTAGCATCAGAACTGGGTTTGTCTAAAAAATTAATGTCTACAGTTTCACCTTCGTTTAAAGGGTCTGCGCTGTTAATTACTCGATTATCACGCAAAAAGGCAGCAACATTCTTATCAGTTAAATCTACACCGATCATTTTTAAGTAAGCATCTGCAAAGTAACTCACATCATTTGCCTTTTCAGATAATGCTTCATTGTAATTGTTAATCAGAGACCACACCGATTCGATACGTCCTTGTCGTTCATCATTTTCCATAAACTCAATCATAGGCACTTCACCGTATGGATTAGTGATTGCCTCTTTTCCACCTAGTAAATAGGACAAAGCTTTCTGAAAAACAGTTAGCCCTTGTTTAGGCTCCAATCGTTTAGAAGTCTTGGTTTGTGTAAAAATAAACGTCTCAGTGCTATTTTGAGGATAAACTGTCGCTGTTAATTCATCTCTTGTCATTTTGTTATATAAAACTGCGAACATAGGCGCTTTTAATAAATCATCTGCGTAAACGATAAACCCTTGTGTAGGTTTTAGATATGTCACACATGTTTCGGATTCTTCATTTTGATACAAAAGCTTATAGGCATGTCCATAAATAGCAGTTAACTTAGAAAGCTCGGCATCGTTGTCTTCTTCCTCGTTTCTTTTACGAAAATCTTGGACAAATTCTTTTATCTCATCATCTGGATGAGTAATCTTTGTTGGTTTACCGTTAAAGAAAGCTGCGGAACTATCTACGACATAACGTGCAAAATTAACCGCAATCCGATGATCAGGTTTTCCGATCCCTTTATTTTTTTGATAATAAATGTCATGTTGACCGTTGTAGAGTTTCTCTAGCTCTTCGTAAAACCCGATTAGTTTTCGATGTTTATTAATGTATTTGTCTACTAACTGTTCATTAATCTCTGCGTTTTTATCACAATAAAACACACGATTTCCTAAAAGGTCAACGAATTCACGTATTTTCCCCTCAGTGTTTGGTCTACTTACTTCCTCTGTCATCAAATAATCCCCTTCACACTTTGTAATTTAATCCCACGTGTTTTCTTACTACGATGTTCTACCGCATATCGTAAAGCATCTATCACGTGATTATAGCTATCAATAGGCTCATTGGTGTATTCACCTGTTTTCTTGTCTTTAGCCCATGTGTAGTTTTCTAATTCCTCAATCAGTTTTACGCAACGATCGTCTACAATTAACTCATATTGCAATAAAAAAGAAAGCCCCTGACGTATCGAATCAGGACCTTTCTTAGCTGCGCGTATTCTAGTAATTCCGTTCTTCTTGATTTCTGCAATAGATTTCTTTTCTGCTGAGTCAGCAGTAATAATTTCTTTTGCATAGCCTAAATCTTTAATAGCTGTTGCAATCTCATCGTTCAACATTCCTTTTTTGACGTATTCTTCAAGAACGTATATTTCTTTGTTCTTCTCATCTACTTTAACGTGAATAAAAGCAGAGGGATCATTTACATACCCAAAGTCTAAGCCAAAATCTGAATCAAGTTGCCTTAGCTTTTCATCGTGTTTATCCAATCGCTTTTTCTGATAGGTTGGAAACACAAGCTTATCTAGCGTAGCAAATTCTCCTAAAGCATATATACGATAATATGCTGGGTTTCGCTTAGCTAAATCCTCAATTACCTTTTTATTTTCACTATCAAGAAACCGATTATCTTTATAAGTGCTGTGATAAATTCCTGTTCTTTGTTTGTCGACTTCTGCTTCCTCGTCAAAGAAAGATTTGTATACCCAATTCAATTTAGAGACTGGGTTAAACATCAAAAATATTTGCCGATTGCTATGTTTACGTTCCCGTAAACGTAAAGTAAGCTGTGTATAATCTTCTAGTGTAAATTCTGTTGCTTCTTCCATCACGACATCAGACAGTCCCTTGATGGATTTTATTTTCTCGGGGTCGTCCATTCCCTTGAAAAGAAACTCCGCTCCATTTGGTAAAGTAATCCTAAAATCGGTGTTGTTTACTTTACACTTGTCTAGAAGTCCCCAATCCGAAAGACACGCTTTCACATCCTCGAAAATAGAGTCTTTTAAGCTACGCCCTACTTTTCTTGTAAATAAAATCTTTCTTGGTTTCTTCCACTTCTGACAGGCTTTAAAAACAACCTTTTGAACAACGCCATGACTCTTGCCAGACGAGGCGCCGCCCCAATAAACCTCGGTGAATTTAGAATAATCAACTAATCGATCATAAAATGGTTTGTTAAAAACTCTTGACGGGAAATTAAACTCTAAAACAATGTTACGTTTCTTCGTCTGCATCCCATTCACCAACCTTTATAACAATATCACCTGTTTGTAAATCGACTTTGTCAGTGAACAGCGCATGACGTTTACCAAGAAGTTCTGCAGCTTTTAATCGATCTTTTGCGCCCACATCAATATCTACGATTGTTTGTTCGCCTTCTCCTAAACCGATTATCGTTTCTTCTTTGTACTCACCGCGCATAACAGCCGTTAAATACTCCAAAACTTCTTGGGCGTCAGCTGTTCGTTCGTTTTTCATTTCTGCAAGGCGTTTGTCTATATAAGATTTAATTGTAGTATTTTGTAGTAATTTAGAAGCATTTGTGTTTGCATATTTTGAACTATAACCCGCTTTAATCGCTGCCTGCGTAGCATTTCCTGTCTCGATGTAGAAATCACAAAAACGTTTTTGTTTCTCGGTCATTCTCATGATATTCACCTCCTCAAAATAAAAAGACCACTCAACGAGTGATCATCTGATCTAATACGATAACAAGTGTATTCGGCCATCTTTCTCATCTAGCCATATTTTAGTATCTTCATCAAAGACACCTTGATTTAAATACATGTAATGATCCTTTTTTATAGGATATTTTAATTTCGAAAACGTCACAGTCTTAACTTTGAATCGATAGTCTGTTCCATAAAAAGAAAAGCCGATAGGAATGCATTTTCTTAATGCGCCTACAGCCTTCAAATTATCAACTAAATTAGGGTATTTCATTCTAATATACTCATCACCTTCAATATGTTTACCAATTCCCCATGAAAAAGCAACTCCATTTGTACTATTCTCATAGATGATTCCTGCCTTGTCTTGTTTGTAAATAAATTTTGGGTAAATCACTGCACTTCTAAACAAAACAAACGGAATATCCTTTGAGAAATAATACTTTTCTATGGTAGTTGATAACGAAAAAGGCGGATTATCCACAACTGCAACATCTTCATACTCTTCTATTTTCTTCCATAAATCCATATCACCAGTAAAAGTAATAATATGATCGTGGTATTGTGTCGCAACTATGTATAACGGACTTTCTAAGGTTGTAAAAGGCATGAGTAATGTTTTGTGTTTTAAGATGCCACTAGGCGCTACAATTAATTCAAAAAACTTCTCTGCTGTTTTTTTTGTTGTGTAGTATTCATCATCTCTGTATGGTTTTGCAAATTTCACTTTCTCATCTCCTTTACATACAAAAAACTACACCTCAGAAACGAGATGCAGTTATAGCTCTTTACGGTTTGGGCTTACTGTAAACCCAAAGTCGCTGGCAAGGATTTGCACCTTGCATGAATAATCTTTACCGTTTAATCCCTCTTTAGAATTACATAGTTCATGTCCAAATATTGTTTAAGGTGTCGCCCAACTGGTTCGCAAGATTATCTTACGTTGGGACTGTACTGCGACCATCCTAAACCGCAATATTTAGATGTTTACAGGTTCTTGCTACTTCGACCTATATAAACACTAAACCTAAAGTCGATTATTCTACGTTGTAGCGTCTACCTATTCCGCCACAGCGACATAATATAAACAGACAGCAACCAGTTGATATAGATAAACAATGGAAAATGAAGGAGGTTTTCACTTCCTTTTTCGTATTTTTGTAATTAGTTGGTTGCTGTCTATCAAAGCATAATTACAACGATGAGGGAGACTACCTCCCTTCGTTTATTTTGTCGAATTCCTAATCTTTCGACACTATCATAATAACTCTTTTTACAGGTATATGACTGGTATAAAAAGAATATAAAATAGCTGGTAAATGGGTAATGAATGGGTATAAAAAGTGTAAAAACTAGCTACTTAAAAGTAACCAGTTCTAATGCTGAAGCAAATTGAATAATAACTATATTCGATTCCTGCTTCACTGTCTCTTCACTCAAATTGTTTCTTTCTGCTACCCCAAATACGGCATTTCCGTAGATGTAGCGATCATAGAATATCTTTTTCCGTCTTTCTGTTATATCAGGTTTATGTGGATGCTGAATCGCGGAATATCCACGAACAAATAATTTGTGCAAGTACTCAAATTCTTCTTGTGCTTCCTCTTTCTCAATCAACATTCGTTCTGCTTCAAATGTATTATTGGCTGTAGAAGGCGGAACCAAGGAGTAAGATGCTGTTACCTTAGGTTCACGAGGTTGACCTACCCTACATCTAGCTGACAGATATGCGGAAAGGAATACAGCGACATTGTGTTTCGTGCGTTCCATATCCACATCTTTTGCCTCTGGTGTCTCATACTTCTTTACATCGAAAAGTACCATCCATTGATTCCTCCAATTATGATATAATAATTGCGTCGAAATTATTAAGCATAGTCGGAGGAATCCGGCTTTTTTTATTTATGATGTTTGTGATAAAATTTTCAAGTAGCGAGGTTACACTCGCTACCCATATACAAGGTGAGCTATCTGGCGGAAAACGGATAGCTCTCTATTTCAACATTCTACTGAGGACAGCCAGTGGTCGGCTGTCTATTTTTATGTTCTTTTTTTAGGAAACGTTATCCCATAGGTCCATTTGGGGATAATGCCCTTCCTCTTTCAATAAGTTGTAAATAAATAATCTACCTTTTTGTGTCCACTTCGTACTCATGACTATTTTAACCGTACCGTCAGATTGCTTGATTTCGCTTGTATGTGATTTTGTATAACCGCAATTCATATGCTTTTTATAAAGCAACCATTGACCACTAACCTTACGTTGTACGCCTAATTGATGTAATAATTTGTTTAGCTGGATAGCGGACATCCCATAATCTGCCGCAATCTGAGAAGTACTAACTGTATCTTTTGAAGCCAGAATCGTATCAAGATAAGTAATTTTAGGCTCGTACTCCGCTACCTTTTGTTCGGCTATCAAGCGCTTAGTTCGTTCTTCTTTAAGCTTAGTTGCTACCTCAATTAGTAAATCAGGGTTGTCTAGCAGTTCGTCTGTGGCGTACATACCGTGTTTTCTGATTTGTGGTAGGACTTCTGTTGCTAACCAGTCTTGGAATTTTTCAGCTAAAGCATTATTTGCTTTAAATGCTAGTTTGTAGACCATTGGCTCACTGATGAAGTCGTTTTTCCCAACTTCTTGGGAAAGATATTTCTTCAAATATTTATTTACTGTTTCCCATCGAATATATTCCTTTCCGTTTTTTGTTTGAGTAATTCCTAAACTTCTTGCTACCGTCTCTACATCAAATAATGTTTCTCCATTTTCTGTTTTAACTTCTAACTGAAATAGATTATTTTCAAATTTTTGTAGACTCATTCCTTTTTTCTCCCTTCTTCAAGAGCTTTGAGTTAGCCGTTCCATTCTGAATCGCCTTTTGTTCTAAACGGCGTTTTTTCTTCTTGATTTTCGATTTCGTTTTTCCCATTATTTCTTGTTCCCCTCTTGTATGATTACTAGCATAGAAACAAAAAGTACAATAAAGATAAAAGGATAGATCATTCTTTTATCTCCAAGTCTAATCCAATATAATCAGCTTTAGAAAACCACTCATCACATTCTGGATTAATTCCCCACACCGTGGATGTTTTCTTTTTCATTGCTGTTTTTGTTTTATATATCAGAAACCCCATACTATCAATAGCACATAGAAAACGATACGTTTTGCCTTTTCTATACCAGCCTCTTTTATATTTTTGTTGTAGTTCTTCCAATGTCATTTTTATCATTCCGTTTCCTCCTGTCCTTTAATCCCCAACACAACATACCCATTTCTCTGCATGTAATCAGTGATATAAGTTACCTCTACTTTATATGAGTCGCCTGTGAAATTCTCACCGTTCCATTCTCTTAAATACAACAGATCACCAACCTTATAATCACGATCATTCCTGCGGATTTCGAATTGTTTACGTCCGCTTGTAACTGCTTCGAAGTATTCTGGTAGTATCTTTAGTTCGTGTATTTTCATTCCGTTTCCCCCTCATATAATTCGAATTTACTAGATGGCCAACTCAAACGCTGTTTATCGTCGTCGATCAAAACGATTCTGCCAGGCATCGAAGCATCTTGAACTATATAATATTCGTTGTCCAAGAAGTATAATGACACGCCTGAGCCTATTTTAGTCACTACTTTGTCGCCTTCTTTGAAACTCATCCTTCCGCCACCTCTTCCACTGTTCCGCCAATCGTTTGAGCAGTACGTTCAGCATCTGATTTCGAATTGAATATCTTAATCTCTTTATTGTCGTCAGGAATAATCAGCGCACCTCTTCCTTGATATTCAACGAAATAACCCTCGCCTAGTTTAACTCTGTACAACGGCTCTTTCTCGACCTCGTAGCCGTCTTTCATGCGAAAGAGGGTTTCGATTGATTTATCGAAAGCATCAAACCACTGGTAAAAATCACTTGTTTCATCTTGTTTCTCCCAATCACGAATATATTTCCATATACTGTAATTTAAATCGCTTTTATGTTCTTCAAACCACTCTGCCACAAACTTCGGCACTACTGCCTTTTGCGGTTCGTCTAGTTTATTCAATATCGTTATACCAGCGTTTATACCGCTGTTGTAGCATTCAGATCTAATTTCTTTACTTTTCATTTTAAGGCTTTCTAATTCTTTAATGGCTTCTTGTTTATTCATCGCTGTTCCTCCTTCAAAATAGAAGCTATTTCTGATTTTTTTAAACTAGTCATTATTTCCTCAGACCAATTGTCAAAAACAGTCTGAATATAAGCTACAAGTATTTTTCGATTTTGGCTTAAAGTAATATATGGATCAATCAAAGCGATTTTTGCATATAGATTATAATAAGTAGTGCAATCTATTTCTAAAATTCTCAAACGATCAATAGCCTCATCAATCATAAAATCTGCAACGTTTTCTGCTGTGTTAAAGCCATCTGCATATTCAGGCAAGACTTCATTATCGATAAATTCAGCCACATCTTCCGGACATAAATCAGCCAATTCTTGTTGTGTATAGTTCATTTGCTGTCCTCCATGTATTCGTCTAATATCTCTTTATATTTCTCTACAAATTTGAAACGATCTTGATGAAGTTTCTGACTCCATCCTGTTTGCTTATCGAGCTCACGCATCTGCTCAAAACTCTTTTGAATCTCTTTGTAATAAAATTCGATGTTTGCAGCAGCTTTCCAATGTCTTGATGTCCGAACTCCTGATCCTGTTTCAGCCATTTCCAATTTAATTAATTCAGCTCGCTCTTTTGCTTTTTTATCTTTCTGAATCTTCATCATGATTTTTTTAAGAATGGTGTCACTGTATCGATTAATAAGATCCATTATTCGCCGCCTTCCTAAAAAATCATTTGCCAAAGTAGTCCACCAAATTTAATTACTCCTGCTAATACAAGCATTGCCAAAATAAGTCCACATCCTAAAAAAGCTGATGCGATATTTAGTAAACCTTTCATATCTAGCATTTCACAGCCCTCATTTCTGTAAACGGAACAATCGTTCTTCCACCACGCTCCATCACTAGGTAATCATCTTTTGGATGAGTACTATCGATCGTTACCATTGCTGAATTGTCATAAACATGTTTGACATATCCTGAGAACGGATAAAGCCATGGTGTTTCTCTATTTGAATCGCAACAGAAGCATTCGACTTCTTGGTTAACTTCTGGAATGAATTTCTTTTTTCTGCTCATGATTACTCACCTCGTCCAAAAATACGACGTTCTTTTTCTTCAGCTTTATTTAAATCAAGGTAAATACCTTTTCCATCCTCAAGGTATTCTGGTTTCACATAATAAGTTTTGTTTTCAATATCCCATTGACACATCTTAGCTAAAACACTAAGAAATCTGCCGTTTTTAATACAAGGATTTTTACTAGTTTTATTTTTTGATTTATAAAACTTAACTGTCCCATTACTTGTTTTATCTGCTGGAACAATTGCAATTATTTTGGTTTTATCATTCAAGTAAACTAAAGCATACTCCGAAAATTTTAAGCATTCTGCCGCTGCTTTACTAAAATTTATTCCATACTTTGAAATAGTAACTTCTGGCTCTCTTGCCTGAGAATTCAACGCAATCAATTTAAAATCTTCTGTTAGTTTCATAAAATTAACTCCTTGCTACTTTTTCATCCAAGCCTGATTAGACTTGGGTTGTTTTTCTTTTCTCAAATTTTTCCTTTTAGGCGGATTGATTTTATTAGTTTTTTGAGAATAATCTTTTACCTCTACTACTTCGCCATTGCTCACATAGGCAGCTAGTTCTGCCATTTCCTTTGATTCATAACGTTTAGCTCCTTTTAAGTTAGGAACTCCATTTCCTTCAGAATCGATATAGCACATTGCTTTTACAACGTAAGTCACAATAAACCTCCAATAAATAATTTCTAAATGCTCGACTAAAAACGCTCTTCCTTGAACGTCTTGCCATATTTTTTAGCTAATATCAACGGCACTTGATAACGATGGCAGAACAGTTTTGCTTTGATTTTAAAATCTTTTGTCTGCATTCCTTTGACATCTACAACTTTGACAAGCTTACCGTTTTTATAAAACGTGAAGTCAGGAATATACTCGATTTTACGGTACTTCTTGCCTTCCAATTTAAATTTTGGCAATAGTTCAAATTTTTCCTGAAGCTTTACTTTCCAGCCGTTTGCTTCCGCTTGCCATACTGCCAGATCATAGTACTCTGCTTCTGCGACAGAATCGAATTTGATCCCACGATGAACCGTTTTTCGATTGCGGTATTTGTTCATGCTGTCGCTCCTTTTACTGATTGATATCTGACATTTTCCAGATAGCCATATCCTTGTTTTTTCTCATCTTCTGCAATACCGATTGCTAACCATTTCGCTTCTTCTGCTTCATCGTACATCTGATTTTCTTGTAAAATCCTTGCTTGTTGTTCAAGTAACTGCACCAGTTCGCTGCGGTATAGCTCGTTTTCTTGAAAAATTTGTTTGTACTCTATGCCAGACATACGATATTTTTCTCGTTCTCTACACATGCTGTCACTTCCTAATCGTATCTAAAGTCATAATCGATGGAAAAATCCATAAACTGTGGGATAAATTTAAACGGTATACACCCAGTCATTCCTTCACGATTTTTAGCAATCTGACAATCAATAATCTTTTCGTTTTGCTCATTCCTTGATAACAACAAAACAACATTTGCATCTTGTTCTAAACTGCCAGACTCTTTTAAATCTGCTAATGTTGGCTTCTTTTCTGCTCGTTGTTCCATTCCACG